CGTTAGCCCACGCAACCTATAATCATTTCCCCATTTCTCTGTAAAATCTCTGCAATATTTTGCAATTAAAATATTATAAAATATTTTAGCGAAAACAGTTGACTTTTTTGAAATGTTTTGATATAATGTACTTAGTTCGATAGGAACTGCAAAAATAGAAAGTGAGGAAAAATATGTTTGAAAAACTAACGAAACTGAATGGTAAGAACACTGTATCTGATTTAATGATACGAAAATGCTACAATGGTGAATACGTTAAAGTTGACTGGTTGACATATTTTTATATTTGGGAGTCTACAACTAGAATGAGATACACGTACGAAAATATGCAATTGGATGCTTTTTATTGTATGCATAATGTAATTTATTCCAGTGCTTTGCATTATTGGAAAGATACTAAAGATAGTGAATGTTTTTATTTGCAAACAGTAAACTACAAGTTAAATTCCAGTGTAGCTGAAATACATCTGTATCATATTAATAATTATATTGCACGGTGTGACCCTATTTGTTATTGTAGGGTAAAATATTGGAAAGAAGAAAAAGGTTTTTTAATTTCTGAAAACTCCTTTATAACAAAGATATATTAATATAGAGAGGTAAAAAAGATGAAAATATATAATATAAGTGAATTAATTAATAACGAAATAATTTTTGGGTATAGAACTGATGTTAGTTTTGTAGAATATTCGAACAAAACAGGGAAAAAAATTCGCGATGGAAGAGAAAATGTAAAAGTTGGTTCTGTCAATGTTTACCATCTTAAAGTTAATCGCGGAGAATTATATAACAACGGAAAAAGGATATTTGAAAATGTCTGTGTTGTTTACACAAATACTACTCCAAAATATTTAAAAAACATATTATCTGAAAACGATGGTTTTTGGAAAATAAAAAAGGGGGGTAGAATATAATGTGCGATGAAATGAAGTTAGAAATTATAAATTTCATAAAAAAATATTTTGCAACAGCTGGCTATCCTGTATTACACGTTAAAGTTAATAAAGATGGTGACACGGTTCATAAACTTTATATAGCAAAAAAAAGAGTAAACATAGTTTTTAATTTTGATAAAAAAGAAATAATAGTAATTGATAAAAAAGGAAAAGAATTAACATACGACATAGGTCTTATTTTAAGAACTATGATTATACTATTATAAAGGGGGGGATGTAAAAAATGCTGCAACAATTTATCTTTAATCAAATATGCATAACTCTTGAAAAATACGCGGTAGAATATAAAGTCAAAGAAAATGTTATAACTGTAGATAAAATTGAAATGGAAATATACGTTGATTGTTTCTGTGGTATTTCTATAAAATATAAAAATAAATTACATTATTTTCATTCTTGTGACTTAAAAGATTGCTTTATTTATATTATTAGCAAAGTAGAAGAAAAGAGAGAGTAAAAACTCTCTCTTTTTATTTTTATTTAGGGTAGCCAACGACCGATATTGCTAGTAAATCTGACCCACTTGCTATTGTCTGCGGAACTGCGATATTAACTGCGTTCTGTGAATTTACAATCTGACAGCTTGTAGTAATATCCTGATTGTTAGAAACAATAGTAACATTTATTAATTTCACATCGTACATCTGCGAATCTGGAAATTCTATTGAAGTGTAATATGTGTCCGAACTTGACGAACCTGTAGTAAAATTATAATTTTTATAACACACTACTGTATAACCCTGATATGTTTTATAGTTAAAAGCTAATCCTGTGTTACCGCCCGATAATGGAGAAAGTGTAATGTTTGTATTATCATCAATGAAGTGATTTGTTCTCGATTCTATTCTTCTAAAATTCATCTTCATAAATGTGCAACCCACGATAATGAGTGATAACTTATTAACATTTCCGTTAAAGTTTGCTGCATCATCAATCTCTACAATCCCACTTTGAAAAGCGACGCAATTCTGAAAAATAATAATATTGTCTACCCCCCTATAAACAGAGTTATGCAAATAAACATCTCTCCCAGCATATCCACGAAATTCACAACTATTAAATCTCAATCTTGTATGGTCATTTGAACATCCTATTCCAACGCCGGCATTTTTTTCTGCAAACATTAAACAATTATTAAATTGAGTTTCATAGTATTTTGCAGAATTAGAAGAGTGTGTATGACCGCCCCCCTCATAATGAACAGCATACCCATTTGTCTGATTATTATAAAATAAAATATTATTAAATATTAAGAACCCTGTAATATATACAGCACCATTTAATTTTGTTGTTTTTGCAGATACTACAACTCGACCAACTCCTACAAACGTAATTCCGGAACGGTTTGACAAGTCTATATCTTCTGAATATGTTCCACCCATGATTAAAATTGTACAGTTTTCCGGTGAATTATCATCTCCACTCGTTTTAATATCTGGCCTAGTGTAAATGTATTTTAAACAATTTGTAATGGTTGTAAAATCTCCATTTCCTTTATAATCAACAATAAATATGTTTCGATTAGCAATAGGAATTGTCATAAAGTTTTCTTTTATTTCTGTTACGTTGTTTTCTAATGAATTAATTTTTGGTGTGATATTTGCTATATTTGTTTTTAAACTTGAAACATCAGATAATAACTTATTAATGTTATTATCGTTTGATTTTTTATAAGTGGTTAATGCATTACTTGTTTCAGTATCTCTAATTAAAATTTCTTTCCCAAACAATCCAAATTTATCTACATAATCACTCATATTTTACACTCTCCTTTACTGTTTTACAATTGATATTGTTTCTGTTGAACTGCTATACGATATTTCAAAATTATTAATATCAGAAATATCTGATTTGATTTTTGTAATATCGCTTTTAATAGTAGTAATATCTCCTTTAATTGTTGTAATATTACCTCTTGCCTGTGTGTCTTTCACATTAATTGTTTCATTATTCAGCACAAATTTTGATACATCCATGTTTCTTTTCCTCACTTTCAATTTTTATTTCTTCATTTTCAAGGTTATAATTATGTAAACAACTTGTTACATTTATTTCATATGAAAAGATAATTTTATTATTTTCTTTATCATACGTTGCGTTTCCTAACACAGAACCAAGTATTTCCAACACTTTTTCTGATGTTTCACAAGTAAAAATTCTTTCCAATTCTGTCAGTCTACTTAAAACTTTGCATAAAACCTGATAATAACTTAAACTTTCATTATCATATTCAGTCGGGGTTATTCCGTAAATTTTACAAAATTCATTATAATTATTACAATGCATTTAATACACCTCACTTTAAAAAATCTGCATAAATAAGTCCTCAAATTCATTTAGTAATAGTTCATCAATATTTAAAATCATATCCCGATAAATTTTATACATTTCAGCCTTATTTCCACCTGTAAATTCCTTTGTAACAACTTCACTTTCAGAACCATTTCTATTTTCTGCCTTATTACTTGTTTCATTTCTAATTACAGCACTTGCGGAATCACTTTTTCCCGAATCAATAGAATGGATTTCACTGTTTTCAGAATTATTAACATTTGTAATATTTTCATTACGTTCAAGCAAACTTGCGTATGCATTACTTGTAATAGTGCTTTGCGGTTCATCACTCCTTAAATTCTGACTATTATTGTCAGTTTTAGAAGTGCCTGAATTACTATTATTTGTTAAATTATTATTACTACTTGTAACATTTACAGTGCTATCTGTTTTACTCGAATTATTGTTAGATTCTTCAATTTTATCAGTGTTACTTTTGTTTCTTGTTGTAGTGTCTGAATTTACAACCTGTAATTCATCTAAAGAATTTATTAACGTATTATATAAATTTTTATAATAAGGAATTTTAATATTTAAACGTGTATACAATCTATCTCTCCATAAAGCAGGAGTTTCTAAACCAATTTCTTCGTATAAATACTTATTGATAAATTTGTTAATAAATTCATTTTTATCATTTACAGAACCATTATAAAAATTAAAATCTTTATTGAAAACAAGACTTTTTGCAATCTGTTTAACATTATCAAGTGTAGCATTTTCATTTCCAATCGTTCCGACTGCCCATTCATAAATGGATAATGTATATTTACTCACTTTCAGCACCACCTTTTTGTATTATTTCTGAAATATAATCGTTACCTAAATTAACAAGTGACGCTATTTCAGAATTGAATTTAACATTTAGGTCTAAGTTAAACATATTATTTATTCTTCTTTCAGCAAGTTTTCTTGCGTTTAAACCAATGTTTCTTTGAATTTCCACATACCCATTATTACCTGAAGTCTCTCCTGAAACCAATCTTTCTTTTTTGTCTGACGTAAAAGATTCAATTCCACACCAATTTAAAAAATCGTTAAATTCACTCCGCATTTCAGCACGCAATCTATCCGCTTTAAATTCTACTTGTAAATCAATCGGTTTTATTTTATCAACATCAAACATATCTTTAATAAATATGTAATCTTTTCCCTCGTCAATCTGATTTACAATATTTTTAGAAGAAAGTAAAGTATCTTTTGTTGTTGCGATAGAAATAGAATTTTTCTGTAAAGCAATATTTTTCATATAGATTACATAAATATAAGCCATTCTTTCAGCGTATAAACAAAGTGTATTAAAATCAGGCATGAAGTCGTTATTGTTATAAATAATAACAGCATTTCTTGAATTTAGATTTCTTGAATATCCGTTTGCTGCATATGCTTTCCATTTCTGTGGAATATTATACACGTTCATTTCACCCGATAAATTAACAAATGTTATTAAATACTCATTCATAATTTCGTCATAGAAAAAAACGCATACACCATTCATTAATAGACTCCTTTCAAGAAACCACGGTTCAATCTCTATAGGTAAATTATCCCAGACAAACCGATTAACATATATATTTGTTAATCTTGTTAAGAAATTATTATATAAAACATTAAAATCCGTTGTAATAAGTTTAGCTTGATTCTGTGTTTTTAATAATTTCTTTTCATTTAATCTAAAATCAACATTGTTATATTGATTTGTTAAATTATACAAATTTATCACACCTCTTTTCTATCCATTATTATTTACATCGAAATTACCAATATCATTGGTATGCCATACAAAGACACCTTTGTTAAAAATACTTTGTAAAGCTGTTAAATAATTATTGCCACACGTCCCTTGTAATACACAATTAGAAGTTTGTATATAATTCCATAAATTTCTGTTATTAATGTTTGGTGTTTTTATTTTCTTAGTTGTATAGCCGTACACACTTAAAAAGTCGTCAATACTTTTGTAATCTCTGACAGAGTATGAAATTATGTCTGTTTGATTTCTATTTATTGCGGTATTAATAGAACCAGACCCGATTGAACCTACTGCCCCATTTGGCTTTTGTGCAGCTTGTTTATACTGTGCGTCCATAGTCATTTCATAAATTCCCTGATTCAAGTTTATTCCAGTCTGATTTAATAATGTAGATGCTGCATTATTTAATACACCTGTAATATTTCCTGAAATTGCGTTTGAAATACCGCCAATTGTACCCTGTGTAATATTAGCTAAACTTGAAAACTCTGTCCGCATTGCTTGAGCTTGTGCGGCTGTCGCGAGTGTAATATTGTTAGCATTAAGCCACTGTGCATAAGCATTTCCTGCCGTTACGCAAGTAGGAAAGTTAGAATGTACAATAGATTCATTCCTAAATTCTGTCTGATTGTTATAATCAATAGGATATGAAATTATTGTTGGGGTTGTACAAAGACACCCAGTCGTTCTTACTGTAAGTGTGTTTTTGTCATTTGATAATTCAAAACGTAATTCCATCGTTCCGCCCGAGTTGTTATCTACCTGTACAAAACAATATGGATTCGTATATAATTTTTTATTTTTTGGTATATAACCGTTAAATAAATTTGAAACATTAACACTCACATTTACAGTATTTGCAAAAACAGGGTTTTCAGGGTCTGTCAAATCTCCGCAAAAAGTTGGACACATTTGTATTTGAATTATTTCCGATTCTTTACCTGCTAAAATTAGCATTGCTAATTGTGGAACAATCGTAATATTTGTACCTGAAAAAATATTAACACCTGAAAACACGTTATTCATACCACCGTAATACATTTTTACACCTGTTGCCGATTCTGTCGCTGTCGTATAAACTAAAACTCTCATATCGTTGTATGGGACACTCTGCTTTTCAGAGAGCATATATTCACCTGTGCTTACAGGTTCGGGTAAGGTGTTATTACCAATTACATCCTCACTTCTACTAATGTGTTCTCTTTCTACAAAGCAAGGTAACATATTACATTCGTAGAAATAAGTTTGAAATATGTCTATTTTAAATGTAAATTCTACAACGGTTTGTGAAATATAAGACATATCCATAATAAATGCAAAAAACATATTATCATTATTTTTAAAACACAGATAATTTGCATTTGCAAGTGTTACAGAATAATCACACGCAACTTTAATCCGATTGTTTTTAACAGATGTACAAGTATATGAATATATTTCTTTTGCTGTAACATATTCCCATGCTTTTTCCTTATTTGAAAACAATCTAACATTTTTATATTCAGAATCCCACGGAATTTCCTTGCATATATGTATTTCTGAATTTATTAATATCCCTGTAATATCGGGTACGTTTGGAAAATCAATCATATTTTACCTCACATTCTACCCTACAATTTTGTAGGGTAGATATTAAATATTTATTACACAGTTACCGTAATAATCTTAGTAATAGAAACACTAGGATTATATCTACTAGTTGCTTTAATTGTAATAGATGTAACCGTTTCATTTTTATCTACAACCAGAATACCTGAACCTGAAACGAATCCTGTCGTATTTCCTGTTACCGTTCCGACGATTTCCCAGTCTACTGCTTGGGGGATAACCGCGCCCACTGTTGATTTTGAATCTGATATTTCAGCTTTGTATACATTCTGTGAATCTCTTGTAATAGAATCAGCACCCGAAATAGTAATTTCATCTCCTGCAATTGGATTCGATGTGAAAACTACGCACGGTCTGAATGGAGAAATTGAAAACATTTCCCATAAGTGATAGAAGAAATTCCATCTTAAATTATCTCCACGGTAGTTTTCCGCAAATTCTCTGTGCTGTTCTCTGATATTAAAGAATCTTACATCTGTAATAAAGCCGTAAACATTTGACGGTAGTGAATCAACTATAATCGTCCTTGTGGAAACCTCTGCTTTACTCATGTTAAACGCGTATGCTAAAGCATTTACATCAATTCTTGCGTTAATGTCAGGTGTGGTCACAAATACCAAATCTTCGGGTCTTGAGGTTGCGTCAGAACCTGCGTAATTAAATTTTGGATTGGGAAATCTTAATGTATCAATCGTAGAACGAATCGCAATTAACATTTCCTTAATATTTGACTCTGTTGATGGTTCAGGAACTTCGATAGGATAAATACATCCGTGTTCGTACCCCTGTGTTAAAAGGTTTTTTGTAACTAAATATTCTTTGTAACTTGCGGAACTGTAAAGAACATCTAATTTTGCATTTATTAAAGACTGTAAGCCGTATTCATCCCTAAACGCATTTCGTAATTCATCGTATGAAATTGTTACCGCCCACTTTTTTCTGAAATTTACATCGTGAAATGCGGTCATAATATTTGATTTATAAAGCTGAAATATTTCTTTTTCATCTGCGAAAAAGTTATAATCTGAACTTTCAATCATATTAACAAAAATTTCCTGTTCAGTCTGCCCGTATCTCATCGGTGCCTTTTTTAATTCGGCAAGTTCATTTTCAAATAACATTTTATTAACAGAAATGAAACCTATCTGCGTCACTAACGAATTTACAAAGTCGTTTCTAAGTGTTCTATTCTGCATAATATTATCATAAACACTGTTAATGTCAGCTAAATCTTCCTTCGTAAATGCAGAATAAATCGCACTACCTGTATTTTTATTTAATGCACCTATAATTTCGCTGTTTTTTGCTTTTAACATATTTGTAATACCTCGCTTTCTATTCTAATAATTCTGAATAATCACTTTCTTCTTTTTCTTCGATTTCTTCTTTTTCTTCTTTTTCTTCTTTTTCAGGAGTGAATCCTTTAAATCGTGCAATATATTTTTCACGCAATTCTTCATATTTTGCTCTAAAATCCTCACCCTTTTCAGAACTATTTTCTTTGTTTTCTAATGCTGTTTTAATTATATTAAGTTCATTGTCAACAGTTTCGATATCAGGAATCTTTTCAATAATAATGTTTAATGCCTCAAGTTCTGTCATATTTTTACCTCACTTTCCGCCGTATTGCCGATACGTCAGCAAATATTAATATATTAAATTATTGTTAATTAAATATTGTACTGCTGAATAGTCTACACCTAAAACTGCTTTTCTTTCCTGGCCATTTCCAAAATTGCCGTTTTCTGCCTGCACTGCTAAATTATAAAGTCTGTTTACCTCACTCTGTACTTTGTCATATTTTGAACCAAGTAGACTTTTTCTTTCTAACCCATCCCCGTATTCGCCACGGAAAACAGCTAATGCAATTTCTGTGATATTCCCTGAATCGCATGAATTATCAAATCTTGTTAAATTATTTGTAACAATAATTGATTTTAACATTTCTGTATAATTCGGGTCAGTAGAATACGATTTTAAGTGTTCAACAGCATTAACAAAATCATAATTATTAACAGCACCTGTATAGTATGTAGACTCTGTTAATAAATTGTAATAATCGGCAACAGCTGACTTTAATGAATCGTAAGCACGAAAACAGCCACCCTCTGCGACTTTAACATTATTGTAATATTCATGTGTAGTTGCGTTGTAGCAACTTCCACCCCATTTTGTAGTCGCTTTAATTCCGAATGGGGCATTATATTTTAACATTGTTTCTGACTGTCCGTACCCTGTTTCTAAACAGGCCTGTGCTACACAGATAGATGGTAAAATATGCCTTGTTAAGGAATTATTAACCTGATTTGCAAGTTCACCAATGGTTTCAATAAATTCATCTTTAAGCATCTTTTTTATCTCCTTTTAAAATTGATTCTTTTAGTTCGTAAAGTGCATTTGTATTGTTTGTGATACATTCACTTGTTTTTTCAATAATTTCCTGTAATTTTTCATTAACATTTTTTAGTTCCTGTCTGTTAGATTCAGTTACTTTAAAAACGTAGTAACCAAGTACTAAACAGCAAGCTATTGGAAAGCCGACAGTGGAAATTATAGAAACAATTTCATTCATTATAATACCTCTCTTTCTTTTTAAATATATTGAAAACAGTCTCGCATAACGTTTCTGATTTTCACGTTTTTATAATAAATATTTCCTGATTTATAGAAATAACTTATTAACATTTTAAATTTATCAGAAATAATTGGATAGTCAGGTGTAATGTCATCTTTAAAAACAGAATATTTTTCTTTAAAAGTTTCATCAATTTTGTCTGTTATCCACATCGTTCTTACGTCGCTAAAAACACCATAATTAATATTTTTGTAACGTATTGTAAGTGTATAAAGAAAATCTCTATTTATTTTGTTACGAATAAATGAAATTTCGTCATCAAGATAAAATTCATTTTTTATCATGTATTTTTCTTGTTCTGTCCCTCTTATCAACTCAGATATAATTGTATCGTTTGCTTGTTCTATAAAGGTTGTGTCTGTATTATATTCTAATACAATCATTTTATTAAATTCTGTGTAAAATTGTTTTTTATTTGTTAAATTTGTTATATGAAAAAAATCAAAATATGGGTTGTATTTAGAAACACTATTTGCTAGTAAATAGAATTTACAAGTTTCATTTGGATTTTTTGAAAGTCGAATAATTGTTGAAACTATAGACATAAAAGAACTTGCTACCTCGTTGTTAAAATAATGATGAATTGTATCTTCTATAATAAATTCGTCAAAAATTAATGTACGATACTCGATAAAACTTGCAGATTTTATTGTCTGCGATTTCGCAAGCCATAAAAATTCACCCATTTTTTGTGTAATCTTTTTTTCTTTTCCTGAATCGGTTTTTATTTTTTTAGTTAAAAAAATTTCGTTTCCAACGACTTCGATACTTTCATTTTCATCTAAGATAGATTTCATATCATCGAATAATTTATCTTTTATGCTTTTAATTTCTTCATAATATCTACGCATATAGATGAACTTATAGCCGTTTTTCTTAAATTGTTTTATACATTTCTCTTTTAATGCGTAGGTTTTTCCTATTGACCTAGCACCAACTATAAAATTAATAATTCTGTTATAACTATCAATTTTATTTATTTTATAATGTTTTATTTTTTTACACTTCCCTTTTAAATATCTACCCTATTTTTTCAAAATAGGATAGATATAAGTTTATTTTTGGACTTGAAAATGATGTAATAATCGGTTAGGAATATCCCGAATAATGTAATATATACAGTTCCCACTGTTTTCCTTTAAATATCACATTTATTACATTCTTATTTCAGCCACATATTTATATTAACATATTATTACAATTCTGTCAAGTAGTTTCTACCGCATTTTATAACTTGTTTCTACAAGTAGTACACCTCCATTCACCTGTTTAGGTCTAAGCTTGCATGGTAGTTCAAGTCCTACTTTAAAGTCTGTAATATCTTTGTATCTTTTTTCTGCTCTGTTATAGTTTCCGTTTTTGTCTTTTTTAAATAAAAAGATTTCATATTTTTCTTGTTGTTCTTCTGTTAATTCGTTTTCGATAGATTTTATAAATATTTCTTTACTTTTTTCTGGCATTCCGGCACACTTTACATTGTAATAATACCCTTTTTCATTTTTAACTTTTTCTCCTGTATAAATTCCGATTTCATTTTCTGTTAAGTTTTCTTTATCTACTTTTTCAATGTATGTTTTTTGTCTTACAAATATAGATTCTGTCCAGTGTGTTTCTAATTTCCAACAGCAAAATTTTGTGTTATGAACTCTAATACCTGTAAATTCGTCGGGCTCTAGGTCACAGTGTATCGAATCTGTGTCCGCGTAAATAAAGCCGCGTTTATCTTTACCATAATAATTTTTTTGTGCAGCACGGATTGTAAAGTTTCTTGCATAACTTGTAATTGCAGAACCGCACGGAATAAACCATGTATCTTTTTTGTGTTCTTCTACAACGTAGAAACCAAGACTTCCATCTTCTTTAATATATGCTACTTTAAAAGAAGAATCAGAACTTGTCGCAAGTTTGCCGTACAAATTATTTAAAAATAATTTTGCTAAAGTTCTCATCGCACCTGTACTTTCTTCTTTAATTTTTCGATATCTGTTAATATATTCGTCAAATATTCCAATTTCAGCGTGAAAATATGTAACATCATGAATTTTTAAATTTGTGATATTATAGTGTTCTTTAAACAATTCCCAGTCAGTTTCTGTCATTGTCATGGTAACGGTTGCTAATTTTGTTTTTCCGTCGAAATCAACAAAATATGGGTTGTATGTTTTTGTTCGTGAATCCCATATATCCGACGTTTCTAAACACTCTGTTCCATCATACATTAAATTGTTTTTTATTTGAACAAAAGGTAAATACCCCTTTTTTATTTTAAATCGACAAGTAAAATGTATAAAATAATAATATTTATCTTTATTTTGTAACATTTCATTAGGAATTAATTCGGCCTTTTCTATATTATAATAAAAAGGTTTTCCGACCGGAAATTTATTGCCTGATTCAGATGACATCATAGATGGATAAAGACTGTTAACATCCGCTGTAGTTCCTTTCCCATATTTTTTATTTTCTTTACCCTTAACAACGTAACACCATCCGCCCCGATAAGATTTACGAACCCATTCATCGAAATTTTCATTTTTATTTCTAACTTTTATTTTAGTTAAGTCGGGAAATAAAACCTCTTTGTTATTCGGGGTTCCGTATTTATCATCTATTAAATTATTTAATTTTTTCTCTTTAATAATTTTAAGATATTCAGACTTACAACATGAACCAATCGTTAATTTTGTATGCCCTTTTTCGTACATAAATTCGATACACTCTTTTAATACTAAAACATCGTTTTTTATGTATTCTATATCTTTTTCATTACATTCATTAAGAGATTTTACAGATTTGTAGTCCATTTCTGTCTTTCTATGTTTTGTTTTAAATGCTTTTCCGCAATCAGATAAAGAAAAAGGTAGTAATTTTAAAGAATCTCGAATGTCAATAATCTTATTATGTACTTTTAATGTTAAAGAATAAAACTGCCCACGGTCTGAAATAGAATAAATAAACTCATTATTCATCAATTCTTTTTCTTCTTTAAAATATCCGGCACCTGTATTTTCATCTGTAATAATAAAAGCTTGTTTATAATTATTTTTTAATAAATAATTAATATAAAATGAACCGTCAAATTTTAAATTGTGATAATACAATAGTACATCTTTCTTTAATCCTGTTATGTAATTTAATGTTTCTGTTATATTATTAAAGATTTTTACATCTTCTGTGTTTACCTCTACTAATGCCGATGACCAGACATATGATTTATTTTGTGCTTCTGTATTTTCTTCTACTATTGTTTCAAAGTCACAGCAAAATATAGTAGGTTTTTTCATTAATATCACTCCTCATAAATTTCTTCTATATTTTTTAATTCATTAATACTATAATTTTGCGAAAAAATCATATATAATTGTGTAAGCGAAAGTTCGACTACATTTTGGTCCGAATCTCGTAAAGCGGTATCAATTAATTCGTTTATTCTGTCTGCTTTACTATTCAAATAAGAAAAATAAGAATCAGATTTATTTCTTTCATAAACTTCTCTTATACCTCTTATTTTATTTTGTGCAATATTTTTAATATTACCTCGTATAAGTTTTCCGTTTGAATCATGCCAAACTTTTTCATCTTCTAATGCAAACAAAGATTCTATAGAATTTTTAAGAACCGCATCTATTCGTGTACCAATATATACACCGCCTGTTTCGGGAATATCAGGTGTATCATTAAAAATCTCTCCACCAAAAAATTCCGTTTCGGCTTTCTTTTTTGCTTTTCGTGTTTCAGCAGCTTTTTTTGCAGAACGACTTCTAAGGATATCAAGACCACGTTCACCACTGGTAGATTCTCCCGTTTCTTTGTCAGCTAAAAATCTCATCTGTGAAAGCAATTTTTTAGCTGTTAATTTTTTGAGGCGGTTTATACTCGCTCTTGTGATTTTTTTGGGTACTTTCGGAATATTAGACATATAATAGAAATCCTGTTTTTCTTTTTTATTTATGTAATTTTGTATTCTTTTTCTTTCTCTATAATAGTCTTGTTCAAGTTTACTTCTTTTCTTTCTTGCCATGTTATTACCTCACTTTCTTAAATGTTTCATGTGAAACATGAAATGCTTAATACAAAAGGGTATACCGTTTTTTTAACGATATACCCTTTTTTACAAAATATAGAATTTTTGTGGCTGTTAGAGTAACAGCGGAAACGATTTTAATTTAATACAAAAAGATTCTTTAATTTATTTATATGTGTTTTCAATTTAAACCAGTGTACAATCTACAAAGTGTCTACCTGCTTTAGACTCTCCAGACAACTTTTTAATAGAAAAATCCTCATCTTCCATTATTCCAATAATATTTTCGAAAGATTCTTTAAATGTTCGTGACTGTGTCGTGAAAACATCGCCATTATTATCTAAGATGGAAAGCAGATATGCAGTTTCGTCATCTTTCGTATCTTCAAAATACAGGAAACCTGATACATCAATTATTGTACCATCTGGTACTTCTTTAATTGTTGTAATCTCTGCCCCCTGTGTCATAAGATATAATTCTTTTTTTGTAAATTCCCTCGATTTTTCTGTTATTTTAATTGCCATTGCTTATTCCTCGCTTTCTTTCTCTTCTTTTCCCACGTTTTTTGCGTATTTAATAAATTCAGAATCTGACATTGAATATACAGATTCTGTCTTTGTTTCAGAAATCTTTGAAATGAAGGTATACCCCATTTCTTCAATTTTTTTGGATAATGCCTGTTCTTTTCTTTTTTCTTTCTGAAATGAACCAACTAAGATAACTTCTACCTCTTCAATTTTTTCTTCTTTTTTGTTTAGCACTTTACAAAGTGCTTTTGTGGTTACAATCGTTCTTGTCATTTTTTTGTCTCTCTTTCTTCTTCTTTTTTGTACCTCATCGGTACAATACAATTGTACCATATGGGGTTTCTATTGTCAAGTAATTATTTTGATATTTATATGTTTATATCCATATATCTGTAACAACCCCCTTTTTATTCATTTCAAAGCAAAAACAAGTGCTATTTGGCTTATCTTCATATGCGATTAAGTCGTAGCCGAAATTTGAGCTTTTGTTTATATATACATAGTTTTCAGAGTCAAAGATTTCAATAATAATGTCATACATGTCATCATCATATATATTCCCTATACATTTTTCTTTTAATTCTTCTAAAACCATATTATCAGTTTTAAACATTTTTATTACCTCACTTTTCTAATTAATACACAGACAAAAGTAAATCACAAATAGTTGTCATAAACTCAATAATCGTAAAAGTTGTTTCATTTTTTGCTGTCATATCTAATACTACAATCATTTTACCCGAAAAATCAAAACTAATAAAATAATCGTGATATCCATTAAAAACATAATACTGATTTTTAGAAACCGAAACCCTCAATACTTTCTGCCATGTCTTATTGTTTAAATCAACTAATGTGTACCCAAGATTTTTGTAGTAACCTTTTACAAAGTCCATTATTAATTTTTCGCTTTCTTCATGCATTTCAAATAACCTCACTTTCTGTTTTGCAGTTCCTATCGAACTAAGTACATTATATCAAAACATTTCAAAAAAGT